GGCATCTTTCATCATTGATAAAGTACCTTCCGAAGGGAAAGATTGCATTTCTTCTTTGATTAATTTTTTTATTTCCTCTTTAAGATCCCCATATCCTGAAGATTTATATTTTCCTTTAGCTTCTACAGGTTCACCTAATCCTGGAGCTTCTGTTTTATATCCAACACCATCTAAACCAAATTGACCATTTTCAACATAGTAAAGTTCATTTTTAGCTAAATTTTTTCTTACTATATCTTTTAATTCAGAAACGGATTTATCTTTATTTTCAGGTTTTTGCATTTCAGCATAAAATCCAGTTAAAAATTCTTCCCCATTTTGGTTATCAATACTATCTTTATCCTTATAGTCGTAACCAGCTATTTCTTGGTCCACTACATCTTTAGTAGGCTCTTTTTCCTCTATTTTAGCTTCTGCCTCTGTTAAATTTTCATTGAAAATTTTAAACCATTCAGGCTGTTCTTTTTTACCAGTAGCAACACCCCATAAATTTTCAGATAAAACAGATTTTTGTTTTAAAATATTAACAGTTGCATCAAATCCAAAGTGATTAGGAATGTATTGAGGGAATAATCTTTTTGCCTCATTTAAAAATACACCCTTATGACCCTTTCCTTCTTTTATAAGGTTATATTGGTTTTGTAGAGTAGTGGGTTTCATATTATACTTTTAATAATTTTTTTATATCTTTTAAATAATCTTTTAATAAAGTAGTAGGTTGAACTACTTGAAAAGATTTAGGATTTTCTTTATAATAATCTATAGTTTTATTCTTAGCATTAGATACCAATTTATAAATATCATTAAGGTCATTAGTAATAGAATCAAAATCATCTATCCTATCACTATGAAATTTAGACTCGGGAGAAGTTTCCTCTTCTTGAAATAACTGTTTAACTTCTAATCCTGATCCTTTAATTTTTTTTGGGACCGGTTTATACCCTAATTTGTAATAATAATTACGTGCTGTTCCCTTAGCTTTTTTATCAGGATTAAAAGCAAATGGGGTTGCATATTGTGCCCCAATACCTGGCGTAAATGTCCCTCCGGCTACACCCCCACCAGATAAAGATATTTCTTCTAATTGGTTTTTAATACTACTATATAAATCAGGATAATTTTTTCTTAAATGAGTCCTATAAGAATTAAATATATCCCTAATTTGTACTAATAAATCGGAAACTTTAGGATCTTTTTTACCGGCATCAGTCGTAGCTAATTTTCTTATGGAGTCAAGTGCTGTAGATAACTTCTTTAAGGACTCCGCAAATGAAGGTAATTGAATTAATCTATGCTTTATACCCCCAGTTTCTTTATTTATATCTACTGTTTTATAATAAACACTGTCTTCTAAATCAAAGTAATCATTAGTCATGTCTACTTCACCATACTGATCCTCTATTTTTTTAATGAATTTAGGATCTATTTCAGATGCTTTAGTAACAGGCATTATTTTAGTTTATTAGTTAAAGAATAAAATTGTAACAAATCAACTAAATTTTCACCTGTAACTTTTTGTGTTTTAGAAATAGGGGTTAAAAATTTCTTTACTTCATTTAACTTAATTACTAAAGCTTTATCATTAATATTAGAAATAGATTTTTCAAAAATACCCTTTAAATTAGATACTTCTGAATTGTAAAATTCCATTAAAGTAGAAGTAGAGTCAACACTATTAATATATTCCCTTAAAATACGTTTTTGGTCAACATTTAAAGTAGAATATTTACTATTAAATTTTTCTAATAATATTTTATAAGTTAAAACTCTAAGATCACTATCATAAGAACCAAATTCTTCCATCACTGTATCTACAACAGAATCTTTATCTACCTTAGATTGGGTTAGAAATTCCATTAAATTTAATCTCACTTCTATAAGTAAAGAAGGATTAACTTCCGAAGAATTATAAGCTTCTACTAATTGATAAAGGGAAGCCATCTCCTTATATTCAGGAATTTTAGTATTAAAAAGATTATTAATATTATAACTTTCCTTTAATTCCTTAATCAAATTATACTTTTCTCTTTTTAGTTTTTGTTTGGATAACTTTTTAGAAGATTCTAAAATTGTAGAAATAACAGAAGAAGCTCTAGATTCACTAATACCTCTTTTTTGAAAAAATGATTCATACAATTTGTACTCTTTACCTAATTCTGTATTTACAAAATATTTTTTTAAGAGTTTGGATGCAGGTGACTTCTTTCCGGAAAGAGTATCTGCGGTGATCCTCCTCACAAGCAATTCAAACAACAAACCTGTATTCCGATACTTGGAGTGTTTGATTTTCATTCTAGGTTTTTTTTATAAATATATGAAAATATCTAGTCCTTAATATTGGATTCATCCAATAAAGATTCTCCAGACTTATCATCTTCAAAAATAAGTTTTTTCTTTAAAGGTGATGGTATATCTTTTAACATGTCATTAAATCTTTTAGCATGCCCCCTAGCTTCTAAAGCTAATGGAGAGTTACCACTAAAATTATTTTTAAGATCAGTATCTGGTTTTAAATCCTTCATACTATCTATCCCCAATCTATCCTTACCAAAATTATCATCTTGAGTATTTCTATTAGTAGATCTTTCTTTTTTTCTACCTAATGGAATTTTTTCATTATACCCATCTGGTAGATTATTAGGATCAGAAGTTGTTCTACCCTTACCATATAAAGAAGCTAAATCATGGGGTGTACCATATGACTTACCAGATTCCATCGGGTCATTTCCTTCGTTTTCTACTTGGTTTTGTCTAAATTTACGTTTTTTATCTTGCAAAATAAGTTCTCTATATTCATCATATTGATCTTCAGATAAGTGGAATATGTTTTGATATACCCAATCTGTAGGAAGTAGATTATTATCTAATAATGTAGTAGCTAATGTAGCTTTTTCAGTTAATAATGCTATTCTTTCCTGGTCATATATAATAGATGGGTTAGTTAAGGATAATTCAAAATTAGCTAACTGTTCTCCTTCATAACCCTGTGAATATAAATGAACCATAGCAATTTTATACAACTCAGATGTAATAATTCTTTGTATACGTTCAATAGTTCTTGCAAATCTAATATCTTGAGCGGCTAATGTAGCTTTACCCTCTAGATTTTCATCATACCCCATAAATGCTTTAGGTACTTTTAAAGCTGCAAATAATTTATCTCTTAAATAAATTACATCAGTAATACCATCATATTGTAAACCTGGAGTAGTTTCAATTTTAGTAGATGTATCATTACCTCTTACTGGGATGTAAAAATCCTCCAAAAGGTTCTGCATATTATATTTCAGATTATAATCACCTGTTTTTTGGTCTACATAAGGGGTTCTTTTTAGTTTTGAAATAGTTTTTTCCATAAAGGCTTCTATTTCATTAGGTGGTATAGAACCAATATTTAAATAAAAAATACGTTTTTCGGGTGCTCTAACTATTCTATGTACAAGCATAGCATCCTCCATTAACATATATTGTTTAAATAATTTTCTAGCGGGTTCTATATAAGATCTACCATATGGTAAATAATTGACATCCGTAAGAAGACGGAAATGAGCCATTTCATAGTTTTCAAAAATAATAGAACCTGCATTTCCAGTATCCTGGTTCGGAACATTAAAATAACCATAATCACTGGCTACTACTCCATCCGGATCAAATTTAAATACTACTTTGGATGGGTTTTCAGGGTCCGTGTATTCAAGTCTTTCTATATTAAAAGCTGAGTAAGGTATAACATTATAAACACCAAATCCTTCTGCTATTTCTAACTTTAGGAAAAAATCCCCGTATTTACACATGTTTCTAATCCACGGCCATAGATTAAATTCTACATTTAAAACATCATAAAATAAATTATATAATATTTTTTGAATATCTTCATCTGAAGACCTAATGGATAAAACTTCCCCCATATCATTTTTGAGGGTAGATTCATCAGATATAATATCTAACGCAGAAGCAATAATGGCATCTGTATCCATAGAATCATATTCTGAATATAGTGTAGGTCTTAGGGTTTTATAATTATATGATACTTGTTGACCATATAAAGAGGTAATATTATTAGTATAAATTCTATTAAATCTATCTATAAGAGAATTAGTATTAATATCTCCTGATACCTGGATATGTCCTGTATCAATAGTTTTTAATTGATTATCTCCTGTGTTTCTTATAATAACATCAGTAGAAAATAATCTTTGTAGTCTTGGGAATAATCCTTTATCTGCCATATTAATTGTTTATAAAAGCCAAGTTATATTTTCACTTTTACCATTAACTTCTACCGTGTAAGGATTTTTTACATTTCCACTTACAACACCAGGTGTTTGGTAATCATTTTTTCTCATATTTCCTAGAGCGGCCTTAGCTCTATCTAGGGATTCTTGTTGAAATTTAAGAGAGGTATCCCTTAAAAACATAGCTATCCCAAAAGCCATTACTAAATCATCATTATACCCTACTTGAGCTTCGGGTCTACCATTTTTCCATATAAATACCCTCATTTCCTCTAAAAGTCTTCTAGAACGTATAGTAACACTTCTATCCCCTACAAATTCCCTAAACTTATTAATAATTAAGGGTCTAGTCCTCATAGACATAGTAAACCCAGGAGTCATTTGTGAAGCACCCTCATAAGTTTGAAGATATGATTCAGCTGTTAATTTATCAGATTTAGGGGAATAATATAAATTTCTATT